CATGCCCCACAAGTACCTTAAGGAAGTCCATGATCTTTTCAACAAGTTTGTTGACAAACTCTTGAGAGAGTTCATCCATAGGCTCTTCAGTATCGTCAACAAGGGGAGTCTCACCCTCATTAAGGTAAAACTCGGGATTTATCTCTTCAAATTTTTCAGAGTCAAAGGTGTCCATAATTAGAGTGCATTCTTAGAGCGGTGTTTTAACTCTTTAGCGATTGCATAGAAAGCCTCAGCACCCATAACTACCTCTTCAAGATCATCGGTGTTATTCGGATTCCGTTGCCAGTTTGTAAAATGACGTCCAATCGAGGTCATCGAGTGTTCCATCCATAGCGTTAATTCTGGCGTTGAGATCTTCGAAACTCTCTTCTCCACTTTCGTCTGCTGGGGGAGGTGTCCATCCTGCTTCTTCCGTAAAATCATCATATGTCACTATCCTTAGTCCCGTTAGTTCATCGACTTTAGTTTCATCTGTATGACCAGTCCATTTGCCAAAGACTAGTGCCTTATACCTAGGAAGTCGGAATACTAAAGGCGTTGATACCCTAAATGGGTCATCGCTTTCTTGAGTCCATCCTCTTGTAATGAACTTACCAGCCCATTCATAAGGAAACTTGGTGAACTGTACGAAGTATTTTGATCCGATGTTTATAAGCCGATTCTTACGCATTTATTTCCTTTTGGTATTTAGGGGTTTTATCTTTGAGCCTTTATAGTGAATCTGAGACGAACGCGACATCTTATAGAACGCCTTACGAGCAGTAGCAGAGATCTGAGATACATCCGCCAATCCTCGAGGTTTGAAGTCTAGGTACTTATAGATGTACTTTCCTTTTGAAACACGGGCTTTGAAGGCGGCCCATTCAGATGGACTGACCTCATAATAGTTATAGAAGGTTCCATCTCTAAATACTACCGTAACCTTTTCCTCTTCCTCATCATACCCTGCAGCCACTGTACGGGGGCGTTCAGGGTTGGTGGTTGAGGTTGGTACTACGGTCAATGGTGCGGGGGTTTCATCCTCGTCCATCTGTGCTCCAAGAGCACCAGGAATAGCAGGGTTATTTTCACCCTCTGTAACATCTTCCCATTGGCGTTGATAAGAGAGGTTGGTAGGCATTCCTGCCATATTGTTGTATTCTTTTTGACCCTCGTAGTGCTTCATCGTGTCTTCAAGATTAATGATTTCCTTGTACTCACCGAACTCTGCGGTCTGAGCCATCGTAGGAAGTACGGAGTAGGGATTTTCTACCCCAGTAATTTTTGATATTCCCGCAGATTGACGGGGACCAAATCCATAGAATGCACCAAGTTGTTCTTGAGCAGACGGTAGTGACATGCGGGGTTTCCGCATGCCACTTCCACCTGTAGGACGTTTAGAGGCCATCTAGTATTAGGCGAATGGCGTAATCGTGACAGCAGTACCTGGAACGATTGTCGCAGCATTAGCGGCAACGCTCTGTGTCTTAACTGTTCCTGATGTTCCAGCAACTGTTCCAGCAGCCAAGCCTGAAAGAGCAAGGGCAGTGGTTCCAGCAGATACGAAGGAAACAGTATTCGTAGCGTTGGCTGTAACTGTCCATACACCGTTAAGTTCAGCGCCTGTGTTAGCAAGTGCTGCGACTGTGATGCTTGTTCCGACTGGGAAGGCGGCTCCAGCACCAGCAGCAGTAAGCGTTGCTGTAGGAAGGTTGACTGTACGTGATGCGGCTGTTACTGCAATTGGGGTATTGGTAGCGCCACCTGCTGTTGTAACAACTAGGGATACATCAGCAAGAGCATCAGCAGCAAGTGCAGACGTCGAACCAAGAACACTAGGAACGAGGATATAATCGGTATAACCGATAACATCTGCACCTGTTGTGTTAGGCGTAAAGAGAGGGTAACCACTCCAGCCTGATTCGGTATTGATGTGGTTGTCTAGTGTGATGTCTAGACGGTTGGCGGAATTTCGTTGGTCATTTGGTTGTACAGGAAGATTTCCCCATACAAAATCTACAACTACTTGACCCGAAGAATCAAGGAGATGTCCGTTGTTATTTGTAGCCATTTTTAGTTCCTTTCGCAATCATGATTGGTTAATTCAGCCTCAAGAAGTATCTCTTCGCAGTCGCGACATCTGAAGAAACGTACATCATCTAATGCTACATGTAAGGAATCCGAGTGCTGGTCTACATGTTCCATCTTAGGTTGGGCTAAAACTTCAGGTGGAAATGGTCCTCTAGGGCTGTGCGCTACTGATGGTACAGCATGTCCCTGTATCGCGAACTTGCGAATGATGGTCATTTTTATTTGTCCTGTTTAGAAGCAGCCCTCTTTTTAATCTCTGTCTTTGGGGCGACTTCTTCTGGGGAAGATACCTCTACCTCATGTTCGGCACGAAGAGCATCTAATGCTGAGGTTTTTTCAGATTCAAAGGATTCAGCAGTACGAAGCATACCTGCTTGTTTTCTAGCGTTTAAAAATGAAGGTAGGTGTGCCTCGCAGTATGGGATTCCTCTAGTAGAGGAAATATCGTAAATAAACATAGCAGTTGTATTGCAGTTTGCACATTTCATGGGTGTTGCTCCAGTCCAAGGTTTACGTCATAGCCACCAGTCATTGGGCCTGGACGTGAGGGGTCAGGCATAACTCTATCGAGATCTGCTCGTTGTTCAGGTGAAACATCTGGATGACCTGCTAAGGCCTGTGTACGACTCCAGAACTCGGGTGGATACATACCAAAATTACGAAGTATCTGACCGTGTGTTTTTAAAGCGGGTTGCTGGGCTGACTTGATTGCAAAATCAAGCATATTTTGATCTTGAGTAGTTAGCGGGGGAGTTTTGGTGTTATAACCAGCGTAAAAGTCCTGGTAAGACTTATCGTCCTTGTTTACTTGTCCAGCCATAACTACTTCTTTTTTGGCTTAGTACCAACAGGGGTTACTGTCTTTGGATTTTTTACAGGTACTTTAGTCTTTGCAACAGGGACATTCTTTGAAGGATCGATCTGTGTAGTTCTTTTTACATCCATCTGTGGCTCCTCAGGTAGCGTTGTATTGTGCTTCATAGCAAAGTCAGACTTCTTAGGTTGTCTAGGCTTTAATGTGGTCGGTTTATTTTTAAGTTGCTTAGGTTGGTGCGCTTTTTGCATGAGTAATGCTTGGTAGTGCTTATCTTTTGCATGAGCATGCATTCGGTCGATTTGCTTGTCAATGGCACCGACAGCCCAATCACCTGGGTTAAATAGACTCATACGGGTATTCTCCTTTAACTTGCTACTCTACGAATGTCATCTTCAGGATCAATCCCTAAATGCCTTTCAAGTCGGAGCATACGCCTGCTATTCTCTACAAATGCCTCAAGCAGATGGTCTGTTTTCTCATTGATCTCAACCTGATTAGCAAGAAGTTTGTCTACTACATCCTTGGTGGACTTCCCACCATTATTGGTCAATTCTCCATCAAGTTTATTCAAACGCTCCATGACTCCAGGTACTCGGTCGCGTCCTTTTTCAGACTCTTCACCTTCCCAGTCTCGCATGAATCTCCCTACCCAGTCGAAGAATCGCTTCAGTTTGTGGTGTAGTGGCTTAAATACTTGATACATGGCAGTGATGGCTGCTGCTGCGCCACCTACTGCCGAGATCGCCCAAATGGTATTAGTAGACATTATCCGATTAGTTTCCCGTCAGATACTTTTAGATACTAGGAGTACTGGCAGGAACTACAGGAACTACAGGATCTGCAGGATCTGCAGGAGTTGCAGGAGTTGCAGGAACTACAGGAGTTGCTGCGTTTTGCAACAGAGCAAGTTTTGTAGTAAGACGAACTTGTAGAGGACTCAACCAAGCCCACTTAGAAACAAGTGCGCGTGATGCAGGGGCAAATACTGCTCCGATTGCTGAGTAACCGAATGTAACGAAGTTAAAGTGTGGAAGAACTGAGTGTGTTCCTGTAGGCGCTGTGAAATAGGTTTTAGCGTATTCAATAGCAAAAGCAGACTCTACAGCAATAAAAGCATGCCAGTAAGATTTGATAGCAGCGGATTGTTTGGCAGAAAGTTTCATGTGTCTCCTAAGGTTGTCCGTAAGAGAAGTGTGTCAAACCAGCATCAAGAAGGAGGGTTAAATAGGGCGCGAGTTTCTTCGGATGATCTGACCATCATTGGTGGATGATGAGTTCGTCGATTCACCCTCAATGCCTTTTCCAGGACCTGCCCATGTAACTATAGACGGATTAGCAATCGATTTAAGAGTTGGTTCAACATATTGAAATACCTGTTTGATGTTTGAACGATTGTTAACTTTGAGCAACTTTCGGTCAAGATGCTTGCTCATGCAGGACTACCGCCTGCAGCACCTGCACCACTAGCGGCTGTACCGCCCTCACCCAATCCATTAGCAGTACCAAGGCCCATCGCGTCATCTCCTACGGCTTGTGCGGGGTAACTATCTACATCCGATGCAGTTGAGGATACTAGGCTTCCTGCCTGTAGTGTGCTGGTGTATGCAGGATATGCCTGCCAATTTTGACCCACACCCACAAATCCAGAACCAAGACCACGGCGCATCTGAGCCCTGCGTTGGCTGGTCTCGATATCGTGGGACTTATTAAACTGTTCCCTAGAAAGATTACTCACTTTGACGCTCACGATCCTGCTTGAGGTCTTCTGGTTGAACACTTGGTCCTACGCTGTAATTCCCGTAGGTACCTCTTGGCCCACCAGATGCTCCAAGACCGATATGATCTTGAAACTCTGGGACTGATAGGTTCTCATGTGCCATAAGTAAACACCTTCTCTGGATCATAGATTGAGGCTGACTCGGCTATCAACTTCTCAGAAATTTCTCTGGCATGATGTCCACAGAACATCAGGTCTCCGTTCAAGAGTATTGCTCGCACCTTTGCCTGTGCTCCGCACTTGTCACAGCGATCTAGCGCCGTAAACTCTTCCTGAACATTAACAGTTGTAGTCATTGTCATAGTTTGCTCCCTTTTTTAGTCGATGTATTGCCATACTTTATCCATAGACAAATATGCTGCTTCATACCGATGTGGGCTTTGTGATAAGTCCTATGTAGTGCCGTCCCTAGCCAGATCCTGCGAGCAAAAGCATCTGGATGAGAGTGACAACCCAGATGAGATCATAGTTCTTTAGTCGGCTTGAATTCCCATACGTTCTAGGTACTTGTCCTTTTCGGACATCAGGAATTCTTCAATGCGAGCGTATTGCAACTGCACCTGTTCCTCTGTTGCTTTAATCTGTTCTTCTGTCATTTCTGTATTTAAATCCTTAAATGTATCAACCGCTAGGTCGAGTTCTGTCTTTGCGAGTGCTGCTTTCAGTTGAGCGTTCTTCCAGTTGGATTCTGCTTGTTCTTTTAAATAGTCGTCTCGTTCGGCAATCTTTGCCTGTACTTTTTCTTGCGTCTTACTCATAATTGCTCCGTATCTGTTATCGATTATCCGTTTTGTAGAAGCCACCACCGCGAAAGATAATCGCGGGTGGCGTAAAGTTCTTTTGCATGGTTCCACCGCATCCACTACATACGGGTGCATGAGTTGAATCGTACCCCATGTGCATCTCTACTGAAGAATTACACTTAGTGCATTGGAAGTCATAGACGGGCATTGTGCTCCTTGTTATGCGTATTGAATGTAGATCCTTGTTTCTCCACCTGAGTTACTGTCGAATTCCTTTGCTGCATCTACAGCGAGTTTCATAGCGTCTTTCGAGTACTCAAGATCTGTAAAGATTAGTGGACCAGCACCACACAGTACTCCCTGTGCAAAGTCTCCACCACTACCTGAGGTAATGTAATTTCTGGCATCACGATCGATGGAGTAATCCTCATCGATAATGTAGACCTGTCCCTGGACAGCGACTAGAAAGACGTTCTCATACTTTGCGTAATCTCCGTCGTCCTTCATGTCATAGCCGCCCTTAATGAATACTTCTCTCATTTTAGGAAGAAAACTCTTAACCATCCAAGTATCTAGTTTATCGGGGTTCAACCGAGTGCGAGGTTTTGGGGCTACCCAACCTCGTTGTAGGAGATTCATACCGCGACCTATGCCACAGCCAGCAATCAAAATCCCATTGTTATTAACAACCTTGTCATCCTTCATGAAGACCTTACGGTACTCATTGTAGGTTCCCTGAGTATCTGCTCCCATGACTACCCATCCGTCACCCTGTACCGCCGCGATTGTAGTGATAGTTGCTCCTCTTGTAGGTAATCTGCTGTTATGAGAAGGATATCAGATCTACTGATACATTAGTCTAAACGCCAGATTAGCGGGAGTGGTCAAATAGTCTGGTTTGTCCGAAATGACTACATTAGCAAAGTTATAGCAGGCTACAACTAGTTCAGAGCAAATGTACCCATCTTTCTCAGCCAAATGCTTTAAAATGGACATATTGGACAATACCCGAAGTCCCAGGATTCTGAGGGTCAGTACTGCGATTGTGGCGAAGTTGTAGACTGATCCCACCAGGGAGTGGGCATGGGCAACAATGGCAGTCCTTTGAGCCGAAGTAAGTCCCTCATGTTGATTCCAGGCGATATCTCCATCCTTATACTCGGATACTGGCTTGATCTGAACACCCTTAGGATTGGCTTCAATCAAGAGCCCACCGCCGATGTAAACGACGGCATGATTCCAGTGGCTAAAGGTACCCAGTCTAATTAACTTTCCGAATGCTCCCGAGGTGTGTACTACGCCGTAGTCTCCATAGATGGGCTGATAACTCACTTGGTATCCTCGCTAATTAGGTTGTCGATGTACTTCTGGGCCTCATAGTCTGCGGCTGCGGCATGGTGGATACCCCCCACCCCACGGTGGTGCTTTTCACATAGCCATTCAAGATTCTCGGCAGATTCCACCCAAGCGCCTACTTCATCGGGATTACTAATTCCTGGGTAGTCTTTTTCTAGAAGAGTTAAGTTCACAGAATTCATGAGGCTGAATTCCACATGGCTGTGATGAAGTTCTAGCCCACCCTTACACTCTAAGAAATCTCCACGATCTTGACCAAATGCACATACAGCGGTATCCTCTGTCTTGCGACGGTATGCATTGAAGTCTTTATAATGAGGGTCATCAGAACGCTCGGAATGCTCAGGAAAGTGCATTACATAATGATTAGTAGTTTTTTGGTCATGAGCGTCTGGCATGGCATCCCCTTGATTTGCGCCCCTGGTCTAAGGGTATAGGATGATCCTATGAGCCACCTTGTTAAATTATCCCCAGAAGAAGTAAGAGCCTGTGCCGATGCTGGTTTAAACCGTTGGATGATGAAATTTGGAAGTATTGATCGCCCCAATTATGCGGGAGACAATAAATCGAAGTTAGAACCAGAGATTGCTGCAAATGTAAGAACCATTGTCGCTGAGTATGCCGTAGCCAAGTTATACAGGAAATCTTTTACATTTCCCTTTTACCCAAACTCCGAACACGGTTACCGTAAAGATATCGCTGATGTGGGTACAAACATTGAGGTTAAGTCTATTCGCACTAAGGATGAGATTCCCGTGTTTCCTAAGGACATCCGTGATGGATGGATTTTGGTGGGAGCCCGAGTGACCGATAGGGATTACTACTCAGAGGTAGAAGTATTTGGATGGTTGCGTATGGAGCAGGTACAGAGGGATGAATGGCTCTACAAACCCGAAGGGTCTTGGCGTATCCCGCTAGACCAATTTAATGAGTCGCTTGTGATTCCTGAAACTCACCTGCTGCCCCTGTAGCAGAGGCAGATGCGTGATCGTTTACTAGTGGTGTTTGATTTCCCATTGCCCAGGCTTGACCGCCCCAGACATCCATGTCCATCTTGTTAGGTTGACCAAACTGCGCCTTAGATAAATTAAGCATTGCCTTGGTTTTTATTCTCAAGATGTGCTTTTAAGTGTGCATCTCTCTTACGCTGTTCTGAAGTCTTTGGTTCCCAATGCTTATGCTCAACACCGTCTTTAAAGACGTTATCAGCATGTAACTGGTCATGCTCTGCATCTACTGTGACAGAACTACGCCCACCTAAGTCAATGCTGACTCCGTGATGGTCTTTAGCATGCCAGGACGTGTAGTACTTACCGCCTGTTACTTTGGGTATCCACTTGGTCATATTTTTACGATCTGACCATTTGCAAGTCGTTGGTACGCATAACCAGCAGGAGTCATTGTAAAGGGAGCGACTGCTGCGCCCAATATGCTAAACGGTGCTTTTCCAGTGAGATTATAAAATGAAGGAGTAGTTACATCGGGAAGGATGCAGTTAGTAATTCCTGAAACGTAATTGGCATAGGACCCAAATACATGGTCGCAAACTTCCACCAACCAAGTTCTTCCCAACGTATCTTGAGCAGAGACTGTAGCAATCTTAGGATCGCAGAGCATTTCTGCTAATTCATGACAAATCGTAGTTATGAGACCTTCTGTATAGAAGGCTCCATGAATCTGCTTTGCAGGAACAATTGTCTTGCCCTTAACAACTACGGCCTTAGTAAGTAGAGGAGCGATGTAATGCCCAAATAATCTGCCAGCAGCACGAGGAGAGCAGTATGCCACTGGAACTTGGTTTTCAAATGTGTGGTAACCAGAAGCACCCACATGACGATTACGCTCTGTGATGTAGACTACCCAGGCACCAACGGTAGGAGTTGTAGTTACTACAACATCAGGAAGTCCCCAAGGCTTTGTAACTAGAGGAGCAAAATGCTTTACAGCATCCACAATTACCTTAAAATCAGTTACAGCAAGACCTGCCTCATTAACTAGACATACGGTTGTTGTTGCCATCATTCCACCTCACAGATACATTTGCAGGAGTCAACTTCACATACACCATCGGTAGTGTCGTGAAAACATAGTTTGCAGGGGTACTTAATGGTCATCGGTAGTGTGGGTCCCTCTGAGCCTCAGCCATAGAATCAAAGTGTTTTACTGGAAGCAAGTGATTGGGAAACTGTGCCGCTGCTAGAGCGATGCGGTGATGTCCGCCCAAGATCTCGGGTGTCCTGTAATCATGAGGATGAAAACCTGTCTCTACAGAGACAAACCCAGGAAATCCGTTCTTCTTGACGTGTGTAGCGAGTGAGGTCTTAATCTTGGTAGGTTGAACAGAACTTCCAACTGCTCCCTCACGACCAGACTCTTCTATCTTTTTTCTACCCTGTTTACTTTCTGATAACTTACGGTTCCAAAATTCTGGGTTAGTCTCTTGTCGATAGTCCTGAGCAGTTTTTCCACTACCTTCAGAT